TACCTGAAATAACACAACAAAATGATGATATTAAATTAGAATTTCATGTATATGCTGGCGATTCTTGGATTACGGGAAATCATCAAGTACAAAATCAATCAAAAATACCAAACTATGTAGATAATAATACTAAAGCTCCAATAACATTGCCATCTCAGCCGGTTGCAATAGATATTAATCAAGAATTTGAAAATTTAAAATTGTCTGCAGGTAATTTTAGAATCGTTGTTAACTTTTTTAAAAATTTAATTGGAAATTACAACGAACAATATTTGCGTATCGATGAAATATCTCCAGATCGTACGGAAATTCGTTTAAGGGCAATTGATGTTGCAAATCCAGTATATGCACAACAAATTGTTAATTATATTCAAACGGTTAATCCGACATCTACGACGCAACAATTTTTTAAAACATACTTATTAAATTTTAGTAGAAATCAAACCGCACTCGTTGTTAATACAGTTGTAATTGGTGAATATGTTTATGTTAAATTATATGAACCATTATCTGAAAATATTGTTACTGATTTTAAATGTTGGATAGTAGAAGAACTAAAACCACCATATTTAGATAAAGTAGCAATAACTCCAATTATTCCTGCTAAGCAATTTAATCAATTAGCAAATCCAAATTGGTATGCTAATTCTACATTTAATACCTCAGCTGAAACGGGATTGCGTGCGTGGAATGATTTATTAGGTTCATCAACGCAAACATCGCAACAAATTATTGATATATATTTTTCTGGAAGTTTGTCTGGAATAAAATTAAACATTGATTATTCTGATTTTAATAATTTTATATTTTATAGTTCAGCAACGGAACGAGTTTCTAATTTCAAATATAAACTAGAATTAATTGAATACTATGCATCGCAAAGTTTAGTCGCATCGCAAATATCAGGAAGCGTTGCTACTACGAATGTTGCAGATTTTGAATTAAAAAAGACCAATTTAATTGGAGGGTTTGATAATTTTGAACAATTTTTATATTATCAATCATCATCTATATTAACATCAAATCCAATTCCAAATGAATCTGCAACGGTGATGGAACTTACAGGTAGTTACATATTACCAGCACCTAAAACGAATTCTACTAGACCATATACATTGGCATCTACAACTAGTAGTGCATTTATTTCATGGTATGATGGATTATATGATTCGGCATCATTGTATGATACTTTAAATTATAATGCATTGATTTATTCATTACCAGAATATATTCGTTTTGATTCGTTAAGCGATGGTATAACTACATTCGTTAACATGTTAGGACAACATTATGATATTTTGTATACATACATAAATCATATGACTCGTATTAATAAACGAGAAGAAAATCCTAAATTAGGTATGCCAAATGAATTGTTATATTCAGTAGCAAAACAATTTGGTTGGTCATTAACGGATGGAAATCAATCACAAGAATTGTGGCAATATGTTTTAGGAACATCGGAAGCCGGAGTACCATTAACTGGTTCAAATTCTGTCGGCGATCCATCAGTACCTGGCCAGGATATGACTTATGCAATATGGCGTAGAATTGTTAACAATATGCCATTATTACTTAAATCAAAAGGAACTAAACGAAGTATTCAAGCATTATTATCTTGTTATGGAATTCCGCAATCGTTAATTAGTATTAAAGAATATGGCGGTCCTAGAATAGAACGTGCTCCTATATATGAAAAATTAAATTTTGATTATGCATTAGATTTAAGTAGTAGTGCAGCTGGTACTGTTACCGTAAATTATACACAACCAATTCAATCAGTTGAATTGCGTTTTAGAACTGATGATGTTATTACAAATCCATTGTTACCAAATACAATGAATTTATATAATATAGGTTCTAATTCCGTTACTATCGATTTTAGTAGCGGAACATTGGGTACTATACAAATTAATGGTACTAGTTCTGCAGATATTGAAATTTTTAATGGTGAGTGGGTATCTACCGTACTTAGAACATCTGGATCGAGTTTACAAGTAACTGCGAAGAAATCTAAATATGGTAAAATTGTGGCAGCAGTTTCTGCATCAGCTACGGCATCTTTTGCTAGCACTGGTACATTAACATTAGGTTCAACTTCAACGGGTGCTAGTAGATTGGTTGGACAACTTCAAGAATTAAGATTGTGGACTTCTAGTTTGCAAGATTCTCCATTTAATAATCATGTTAAAGCTCCAGGAGCATATGATGGAAATGTAGATGCATATTCTGAATTGGTATTTAGATTACCACTCAATCAAAAAATAAATCATACATTGACTGGTAGTTTGCAAGGTAGTCAACCTGCAACATCAACAATATCTGCATCATTTGCTAGTTGGACTTTAAATACGCCATATGATTCTTTAGAAGAAACATATTATTATGATGGTGTATCATTAGGTGCAGGAACATATGATGATAATAAAATAAGAATTGAACAAAATGAATTAGTTGGAACATTAGATGTTAAAACTAGAGCCGAACGAAGTCAATTTGATAAAGCCCCATTAGACAGTAAAAAATTAGGAGTATATTTTTCTCCACAAACGATGATTGATGAAGATGTTATTGCACAATTTGGATTTGTTGATTTAGATCAATATATTGGCGATCCGGGTCAAACTGATTCAAATTCATATCCTAGATTAATTCAAGCAGCACAATCATATTGGAAAAAATATCAAAATAGAAATGATATCAATTCTTATATTTCAATGTTTACGTTGTTTGATTTATCATTCTTCCGACAACTAGAACAATTACTGCCTGCTCGTACGGATAAAATGGTTGGATTATTAATTCAGCCAAATATATTAGAACGAAGCAAAGATACAATATTACCGGTAATCGAAAAATCTGAATTATTATATACATCATCAATTGAAAATGTATCGCCAACAACTATGGGAGATTACGTTTCATATACATCTAGTTTAGCTGGAAATGTTTTAACGTTATCTGGAAATGATGATGATCAGTGGCAAGCATATATAACTGGTGGCGATGCTTCATATGAAAGTACACCATATTCATATGAATATTTATTGCGATCGGGTAGTACATGGATTACTGCATCATCTCCATATTGGTTAAGTGATGCATTACAACCGGTTTATTTAAATAGTGTGTTATCAGAATATCGATTTACTTCAGAATCGACACAATATATAACATCGTCGATTAGTATAGGATATTATGGTACTAGTTCATATGGTAGTAGTTCATATGCATTTACTTCAACTAATCGGTTTACGGGAAGTTTTGCACAAGTTCAAGATTATTTACCTGCAGGAATTGACAATCAACGATATTCTGGTTGCAAAATGACATCACCAGGATTTAATATCAATTCAACTCAAACTGTAGATGGCGGACCTGTGGCTGAATGGTCGACTGCAAATCCTAATCAATTGATATATCAGTCATATGGCGATCAAGGAAGTTTTGTTTTAGCTCGATAAATTTGTATGGTGTATATTTATATTAAATAAGGTAAAAACATATGGGATACTTAGATAATACCAGCGTTACAATTGACGCAATTTTGACATTAAAAGGCCGAGAGTTATTGGCTAAAGGCGGGAATGCATTTAATATTACTCAATTTGCATTGGGAGATGATGAAATTGATTATTCACTTTGGAATCCAGATCATCCACTAGGAACAAATTACTATGGCACTATTATTGAAAATATGCCAATTACAGAAGCAATTCCAGATGAAACTCAAGCATTAAAATATAAATTAATTACGCTTCCAAAACAAACAACAAACATTCCTGTTATTACTGTAGGAAATACTTCAATTACGTTGTTAGCACCAGGCGATAGTTCTAATATATCTCCTAATACAAGCAATTTCCAAGGAGGAAATGCAAATCTAGGATATACTGCAATATTATCTGATTCATCAGTTGCAGATATTCAAGTAACTAGAACACTGCAAACATCAGTATTACCAACGACTCCTCGTTTCATTGGAGATAATGAAGACGCACAAAGTGTAGCAGTTGCTGGATTTGAATTCCGAGTAGTTGCTAAAACGCAAATACTTGAAGATAAAACTGCTACAATTACGATTATTGGTAATGAAACTGGCGGAAGTGTTACTATTAATTTAACAGTTAAACAAGCAACCACTGCAACAATATAAAACGGATATTAATATGAAAATGAATGAATTCATTACACGATTAAAACAACAATCTAGAATCGGTGGAGTACCTAGACTACCAGCAACGAATGCTGCAGCCGCTGCTGCACCAGTAGTTAACGATCAAGTTCGACAATTAGCTCAACAACTTGCAAATCAAATGGTTGCTGAAATGCAGCAATCACAAGTTTTAGCTCGTAACGGAAGAACATTTACAAAATTTGATTTAGTTAATGACGTTGTTTCAAATCAAATTGAAACAGTTACAGCTGGTGTTTGGAGTGATAATGTTGCAAGTTTAACTACATTTTTTACTTCATCGGTAGAAACAACATCACAACGTCGTTATTATATTGATGTATATCAAGCAAATCTTC